AATGGGTTTATTGTACTTGAAATATCTTCATTTGTATTTTGTTGTTCTAATATATTTATTTTTTCTTTTAATAAATTATTTTCCATTGTAAGGTCGTTCGTTTGTTTTTGTAATTGTTGGATCAAAGAAATAATTTCGTCATTTGAAAGTTGCCTATTTTCGCCATTCTGTTTTAATGAAATAGATGTAGTACCTTCTTTTAATCTTTTATTAAGTTCCTCAATCTGTTTATCTTTTGATTTTAATACGTCAATTAATTCTCCGTTTTTAAGATTACGCTGTTGTCCGTTTTCATCCATTATTGTAATAATAGAGGGAGAATTTAACATATTATCACGAATAAGTTGGTCTCTTTGTTTTTCAATTGATTTCATTTGTTCAGCTACATCCGGTTTATGTTTTGGGTCTCCGGGGTCATATTTTTTAAGTAAATTCTCTATACGAGTCATATAAAAATCGCGAATTTCCCCGTTTTCAATAAAATCTTTAACCTGAATCTTACTTTCTTTTGTTACTAGTGGGTTAGGATTTTTTAGTAGATTTTTTTTATCAAACGTATTATGCAGATGTGAAAAAACTAATATGGTTTGTTTTGGGTCGAGTTGAACAAATGGGATTGTATAATTTTTTAAGAAATGTTTTTCTTCCGCAAGAGCAGCACTTTCCTCATATGATGTTTGGTTTAAAAGTTCTCGCCTGAATGCGAAGGTACCAGCAGTTGCGTGATTTGGTCCATATGGTCCAAACTCAATTATTTTTTTAATATGTTTAAAATAGACATGTATAATAGACGAACCAGCACAAAGTGCGTCTGGGTTTTTCATAAGTGTTTCAACCGAGTGCTTAATCCGTGTTGGTGGATAATAGTCATCGTCGTCCATGTAAACAATAATATCACCAGATGTTTTTTCATGCATTAAATTTCTTTTTTTACCGAGTGGGATTTTTTCGTCATATTTAAAATATTTAATTTGTGGTAAATCTGCCTCTTTAATTAAATCTTCAACTTTATCAGTGCCATCATCAATTATTATCCATTCTATTCTATCAAGTGGATACGTTTGCGATTTAAAACATTTAAGCATGTACGGAATAAATGGTCTTCTATTAAATGTTGGAGTGCATACACTAACAAAAGGCAACTGCTTTTTTTTTCTTCGCGGCATAATAATATATAGTTTGAAATCTCTATAATACTTTTTTTCCTTAAATAATTTAACAAAATATTTAAATATTAGTTATTAGTTATTAAATATGAGTATGCTAGATTTTATGGAAATAATGAAATATAAAATGATAATAGATACATTTACAGTAGAAAAAAATAGTGTTATAATGATTTTTCTAGGTGTTTTATTTTACTTATATTCAAATGTTGAACAGAGTACAATTAAACAAATTTTATTGAAAATAAAGTGTAATGAATTATTCAAAAAACCAACAAGTATAGTAATTCCTGGTGTAAAAGTAAGTAGAAATTCCTCATGGGAAACACGACATACCTGTTTTTTTAGTGATAATTTTAGAGCATTATGGAGGCATATATTAAAACAAAAAGTAAATGTTAAATCTATGATTGAATATTGTGATATAGTTGAAGATAGAGGTTTAGATAGTAAAGATAATTTAGCTAGTAAAGATAAGGTAGAAGTAGAAAATGAAGTATTTATGATATACGAAGAAACGCCATTTTATCTAGAAAATGATATTTATGTACAAGTCATTATTACAAAAGAACGCAGCGATGACAAAGAGAAAAAAATTAGAATGGATGACATAGAAATTGAATTAATCACATATAAACACGATATTTATTATTTAAAAGACTATATTGAAAAGATTAAAAAGAATTACATTAATGAATTAAAAGAAGCCAGAATGGGGAAAAAATATTTATTTACGTTAGGTGGAATCGACAATGATGACGGAATAAATGTAAAATGGGAAGAACATGAATTTAAATCAAACCGAAATTTCAAAAATTTATTTTTTGAAAAAAAGGCAGATTATTTAAAACAAATAGATAATTTTATAAACAATAAAAGTTGGTACAAAGAAAACGGAATACCATATACGCTAGGGATTGCTCTACATGGACCACCCGGAACAGGCAAGACCTCTTTTATAAAAGCATTATCAAATTATTTAAATAGAAATATTGTATCAATATCCCTTAGTATGATACAGACAGAGGAAGAATTATTCAAAGTATATTTTGAGGAAATGTATAAACAATCAAATAAAACCAAAATAGGATTTGAAGATAAAATTATTGTATTTGAAGATATTGACTGTATGAATGATATTGTAAAAAAGAGGGAAAATAAAGAAGAAGAATATGAATTTCGAAAAGATGAATTTCGAAAAGACGAATTTCGAAAAGATGAATTTCGAAAAGACGCGGCTCAGCCTGTAATGGTGAATGATGATGGTAAACATATGTATACCACTACAAATAATGTAAAAACAGTCAATAAAAAACGAGAAATTACATTATCCACTATATTAAATTTAATAGACGGATTAAATGAAAATGAGGGTAGAATATTAATCATAACAAGTAATCATTATGATAAATTAGATGATGCGTTAAAACGACGAGGAAGAATCGACATAGATATTGAAATGAAAAAGGCAAGTAAAAATATAATAAATGAAATGTTCAAGAATTATTTTAATAAAGATATACCACCTTATTATAAAAATAAAATAAAGGATTATCACTATTCTCCATGTGATGTAATTAATAAATATATTCAGCATAGTAATAACGGAAGTGATTTTTTAAAATCATTAACTGAATTACAAATACAAGAATCAACAGTTCAAGAGTGATTTTATCCCTACCTCAAATGATATATTAATATTCCAACCCAGGTCTTTTAATTTTTGATTACTAATGTAATATCGTTTATCATTAAATGGGCGGTCTTCTATATATTCAATCCAATTGTTATAATCCGTTGTATTCTGTATATGTTGAATTAATAAATGCCCTACTTCTTTAATGCTATATTCCATATTATCATCACACCCGATATTATAAATTTCCGCGATACTCCCATTCAGTAGAATACTTTCAAATGCGGTGGATGTATCATCTACATGCAAGAATGAACGAAGACACGAACCATTTCCCTGAATTGTAATTTTTTTATTTTCTTTTAATTGTTTTATAAATCTGGGAATAACTTTTTCCGGGTATTGGTTTGGACCATATACATTGTTCCCACGTGTAATAATAATTGGCATTTTAAAACTATGATTATATGATTGAGCCATTAATTCTGCTGCGGCTTTTGTAGCGGCGTAAGGATTTGTGGGACATAAAATAGATTGTTCTGTTTTACATTTTTCTTCAACATCTACCATGGATTCGCCATAAACTTCGTCGGTAGAAACATGAATAAATTTGACTAGATTAGTATTAAACAGCCGATTAACTTCAAGTAAATTATGAGTACCTAATATATTATCATTGGAATATTGTAGTGAATCACTAAAAGAATTTTGAACATGAGATTGTGCGGCAAAATGAATAATATGCGATATTTGATTTGTTTGAAATATATATTTTAGTAATTCGAATGATTGTAGATTTCCCTCAATAAATGTGTAATTAGATGAATTGCGAATATGAATATCAATATTTTCAATATTTGCACAATAGTACATTGCGTCAAAATTAATAATACGAATGTGTTTATATTTTTTCGCAAAATAGTTAATAAAATTTGAACCAATAAACCCACAACCACCAGTAATAAATAAACATTTAATAGATTCCATATGAATGAAATATATTAAAATGTATTATTATTTACGAAAAATAAAAAATGCCGGAGATTGGATTACAATATTAAATGAAACTAAAAATAGTTAAAATCAATTATGATAAAAATTGATTTAAATGATATATTACAAATTACTATAAATACTAAATATGTCTAAAATCAGTTGTGAAAAGTGTGGCAAGGGGTTTAATAGTAAATCTCATTATACTCAACATCAAAGAAGAAAAACCCCATGTGTGAATGAAAGTAAAATGAAAGAGTTGATCGATAAGTCGGTTGAAGAAAAATTAATTAAATTAAACATTCCAGTATGTTTGGGCGATGAAAAAACGGGAAAGGCAATTCAACCTAATCAAAAAGTATCAGTAGATTCGTCCAGTTTTAGTGAAATAAAAACGTATTATGATGAAACATTAAATATGGACAAAAGTACATATAAATCAACAAACGACGAGCCAACCCCAATTAATTGTATAAGCGAAATGCTAAGTAAAATTCCTAATGAATTATGGAAAAAAAGTGATTTGTCTATATTGGACCCTTGTTGCGGCAATGGGAATTTTAGTATTCCAATTATGTTTGAGTTGTTAAAGTATCACGATAAAGAAACAATATTAGAACAAATCTTAGAATTTAATGATATTAATGAAGGTAGATTAGAAAATGTGCGCAGTGTATTTTGTGGTGAAAAATACAATTTACAAATAACGAACCACGATTTCATTAAATTTAATAGTGATAAAAAATACGATTTAATAGTTGCGAATCCACCATACGCAAAACTTTTAGAAAACGGTAAAAGAGCATCAAAAAATCATAATTTAATCAAGGATTTTATTGAAAAGGCGTTATCGCAACTAAAACCAAAGGGTTATCTATTATTTATTACACCAGATAATTGGATGTCATATGCTGATAGGAATGTATTAATTAAAATAATTACATCATTACAAATAATTCACTTAGACATACATACAGCGAAAAAATACTTTAAAAAGGTTGGGTCTAGTTTTACTTGGTATATAATACAGAATTGCGATTCATATAAAAATATTAATGTTTCTGGTATATGGAAAAAAAAAGAATACACGAGTTCCGTCATATCGAAACAACGCAAATACATTCCATTATTTTACAATCAAATCGTTCAAAATATATTATCCAAAACGGTTGATGATACAACCCTAGAAAAATTTGAGATTAAAACCAGCAGCGATTTACATAAATACACAAAGGCGACATTTATTCGTGATAAGAAATGCGATGTGTTTAAATATAAATTAATCCACACACCCAAACAAACAGTATATTCATCAAGACCGCATAAATTTCAAGAAGGGTATAAGGTATTTATATCAACAACCGATAAATATAATGTCTTTATTGATAATTGCGGAATGACACAATCCATTGTATTTATATTGTGTTCTAATGAAGAACAGGCAAAAAAATATGTAGAAATATTACAACATCCATTATATGTATTTATAAATAACATTTGTCGTTGGGGTAATTTCAACAATATAAGGATATTACAAAGTTTTCCTGTTCCAACAATAGAATATTCTGGAAATCATGACGAAATATATAATCATTTTAATATTTCAAAAGAAGAACAGGAATATATGTGTGCGAATATGTAAGTTTATTTTAGACAATTTACAGCGTGAACTATTATTTATAATTTGGGTCGCAGTTGTCGCTTAAAATAGGATATTCGTTATAATTTTTTTTATAATCTTCCAAGAATGTGCTTTCATATGCGTGGTATGTTTGTGTGGTTATTTTTGTTTCTTTATTGAATATTTCAATTGTAATTTCAGTTTTAGGTAATTCATACCCATACATTTGAATTTTACAACCTAGGTTGAGGTAAAAATCAAATGTATTATAAATAAAGCCATTCGTTTTAGAACAATCTCCTGATTTTCCTCTTTCTTCTATATGATGCCCACAAAGATAAGAAGCGACTCTTCCTTTGAGTCCGGTTCTCGTTCCACCGATTTTAACAATCATACCATTAATAACAAGTAAATATAACCATTCTGCTTTTTTGTTAAACGATTCGGTAGAAATAGTTGGAATAAATTGTATTAGTGTGTTTCTTTTTTTATTCCCTAGTTTTTTTCCAGATGTAAATAATTCATCATCTAATACGATGTCAGCGATTGGAGTAAAATACTCTTTTCTATTATATTCATCAAATTTAATTGTTTTATCCACTGGAATTAATTTAATCCATTTTTTAATTAATGAACTCTCGCAAAGTTCATTAATATTGGCGAATCCAGAAATATCAGTTATATAATTTGTATCACTCATCGTGTGTAATTTAATATTGAAATGTGTAAATGTTTTGATTCAATTTTCTCTATAACACACGAGCGTACTGAGATGACTTCTACGCACTATGAAAATAAAAACGAGATTTAAAATGTGTTTAACATGAACTACCATAATAAATGTGCCACACCATTATTGTATAATGAAACATGATAATATACATATACAATAAATATATATATATATATTATTTTAACCGACAACCGTAGGATTCGAACCTACGCGCCCAAAGGGCAATGCCTTAGCAGGGCACCGCGTTAACCACTCCGCCAAGTTGCCAATAGGAATATATTAATACTGAAAAAATATCCAAATTAATTTTTACGTATTGATTTACTTTGTTTTCTAGAATTTAGGCATTTTCACTTATTTAAAACGCCTATTTTAAATTTTTTTCTAATATTATATAATAATGGTATACGCAATAGATTTGAGAGTAGGAAGACCCTATATTTATATTGACCGTTGGAAGTCCGACAAACCAGAAACAAATATGGGTGAATTATTGGAAAAGGGACCGTTTAGATACAGTGGAAATGGAAATCAAGAACCATCCGGAACTTTAAAATTTAAAAAGGGTACAAAAGTTTATGATTGGGATGATACATTTAAAGTTGATACATTTGGCAGGGGTTGGTCTGGAGGAAAACGCAAGACGCGTCGCAATCGAAAAAGCAGGAAATTAAAAAAAAGTAAATCCAGAAAGAATCGCAAAAAATCAAATCGTCGTCGTTAATTTAATTCGTTCATAAATTTTCTGAATATCAAACATAGAGATAATATATAAAATATAATATTTTTATATATATTATCATTTGTATAACTAAAGTAATACGTATATACAGATCATTATGATCTTGTAACCGACAACTGTAGGATTCGAACCTACGCGCCCAAAGGGCAATGCCTTAGCAGGGCACCGCGTTAACCACTCCGCCAAGTTGCCAAAAGCTCCCACTGGGAATCGAACCCAGGTTGGCGGATTCAAAGTCCGCAGTCATAACCATTAGACCATGAGAGCACAATTAAAAAACCATTTTTTTGGTGTTTTTAATTAGAATGTAATTTTAAAGATTTTCTTTCTTTTTTCGGTCGCGTTCGCGTTTTGCGCGACGTTCGAGCTTTCGTTTTTCTCTTTTTCGATTCAATGTTTCACTCTCCTCTTCCTGTGTCTCTCGGTTGTACTGAGAAGTATCGGCATGACTACATTCAAATACGTTTGCGCGACACAGCGGACAAGCTGTATTTATGCCATGCGCTTTAATATATTTAAAAACACATGTAGTACAAAATTTATGTCCACATAAAAGGGAGGTTGTCTTATCATCTAAATTGTACGTCTCCATACATATAGCACATTCTATGCTATGTTCTTCCGCGATGCTTTTAATGCCCTCATCTTTTCTTTTTTTGTTCATATCATTCCAGATAGTCGCTAATTTTTTATAAAATATAGGGCTACGAGTATCAATACTATCTGGCGAACCTATTCTCCGCAAAAGCCTGCGTTTAATGGGCCGAGACAATTTGTGCCAATCTGGCTCCACATTACTATAATGTAATAATGTGTCTACGATCTGTTCGTCCGAACTAGACGATTTGCTCATTTTTTATGTGGATGTAGTCTCGAATATTGTCTAGACAATGTGCGTTAAGTTTAATACATAAATCCAAGTTTGTTAATTCAATTTTTTTTAACTTGTAATTATTATATCAAAAAAAAAGGGCGTCCCCTTATCTTCTTTTTTTCCAAACTTCCCTCCAAAGTTCTATGGTTGAGTGTTTTCTATTCATGAATTAACAAAAATCAAACTTCAACAACCCACAATATAATTTCACCCGGTGTAGAAGACCCAACACCAGATAATAGCTTTGCGGTACACGGTTTCCATGTGGTTTTCCACCCGATTGATGTGATCAATATCGCACAGGTTTCAAACGCAATGGTCATATGTAATGGCATATAAAATATGCCCGCTATATTCCTGTATTATCTGTTTTACCTTAACAGAATACGCAGCAACACTACTTTACTATTTTGTGCCAAGTAGAAGCACACATTTCTCTCACCCTGTAATGTTTAGGGACCTCTTTAACTATACAAACAACGAAGCCAGTGAAGGCTCTTAAAAATTATATCAATCACTCTCTTGGGAATGTACAATACCAGTGATTGAAATAATATTCCGTCATTAAGTTAATAACCCATTGAGGTAATAACATGGAAGACAAATACACAGAAGACGAATACACACACTAACCTTAAATTTAATTTTAAACCGACGACAATTAGCATCTTGCTGTGCTAAAAGGGAATAGTTCATTTAGTATTAACCAGGACACACCACGAGGAGGCGAACTATTTTATGTCCCAAACACCCGATGTGGGGCTCGAACCCACGACCACACGATTAAAAGTCGTGCGCTCTACCAACTGAGCTAACCGGGCAAAACTGCTTCCTATGGGGCTTGAACCCATGACCTTTGCTTTGCTAAGAACATTAATTTCTGCTTTATAAGAACAACGCTCTAACCAAACTGAGCTAAGGAAGCATAAACTCCTTCAAGAGGGATCGAACCTCTGACCTCGCGATTAACAGTCGCACGCTCTAACCAACTGAGCTATGAAGGAAGTGGTTCCCTTACCGGGGATTGAACCCGGACCATCGCCTTGAAAGGGCGATATCCTAACCATTAGACAATAAGGGAATTGGTGCACGATGTGGGATTCGAACCCACGAAGCTAACGCAACAGATCTTAAGTCTGTCCCCTTTGACCGCTCGGGAAACCGTGCTAATGAAAGGCGCCCCTTTCTACATTTAACAATGCGTATTTAATCATATATTACTATGAATGACTCTTATTGAAACAATAATATTGAATAATAATTATCACATGGACTGCGTCTGTCCTACAATTTCTCACCCCAATTGTAAGGAGGAGGTCTTTTTCAGGGCGACTTTCCATTCCCCATACTGTAATCACTGGGACTTGAACCCAGGACCTTCGGCTCATAAGACCGACGCTCTAACCAGCTGAGCTATGACTACATTGGTGCACGATGTGGGATTCGAACCCACGAAGCTAACGCAACAGATCTTAAGTCTGTCCCCTTTGACCGCTCGGGAAACCGTGCTTTATTTTTAATTCACGGTAGTATTACTGATTGGTTAAGTTGCGATTTATAATTCAATTTTTTTTACAGACACGATTGTTGTTGTAGTTGTAGTATAGTGATTGGTTAAGTGGTGGTTTATAATTCAATTTTTTTTACAGACACGATTGTTGTTGTAGTTGTAGTATAGTGATTGGTTAAGTGGTGGTTTATAATTCAATTTTTTTGATATTGGTCCATTAACGAATTGGAGAAGATAAATACTGGTTTCTTCCATACGCGTAGAGGACAACCATATATACACCCTATGCAGGACTCGAACCTGCAACCTTGCGATTAGAAGTCGCACGCGCTATCCAATTGCGCCAATAGGGCACTTATTGTTTGCTTCTACGTATAATACGTGCATCTGTTTAAATTGTTTTTAAATAAAACATTTGTGATATGTAAACTAATATGTAAACTAATATTTTATATAATTAATTTGAATCAATTATATATAATGAATGGGTGTTGTAATCTAATATCAAAAAAAATAATAACCGAATAAGTATTCAACAATATAACTATCGAAAATGTTATTTAATATTTATTATTTATTTTGTATTTCTCTCTTCTCTCTTTTTTTTTAAAAGAGAAACTTTTTTCATAATTGATTGTTAATGTTGTTAATCCGTTCTTCTTTTTCATTCTCTATGTACTTTTGTAAAATAAAAAAACTATAGAAGAGAGAAAAATAAAAATAAAAATAAAAATAAAAACATTTATTAAATTAATACTATTATCTACGTTCTCTCACTCTTATTTTTTGTTCATTTTTCTGGTTTTCTTTGGTCCAACCTTCTTTTGCTTAACCTTCTTTTGTCCAATTTTCTGTTTCTTTACATTTTCGGCCTTCTTTCCTTTATCTTCTTTTATACTTTTTTCTAGACTAGCGTTTGGTACATGAACAAAGTCTGACTGAGTATAGTCTGTGCGACCGAAATAATAACTTGCTCCAAAAGCACTTTGATTCACAACCTTGGTCTTATCTGGAAATAGTATTTTAACTGCGTTTTCACGCGAAAGTAGGTCATAGTTCTCTATAAAGAAGTTTGCGTCATTTGATACGCCAAATACATGTAAATTATAATTTTTCTGACATTCACGAATAAAAATACCGCATAATTTTTGCGATAATCGAATCGCATCTTGTGATTTGGGTATTCCTTCTTTTATAAATTCATATAGTACTTTTTCGGGGTGAAATTGTACACCGTAAAAGGGCAACGATTTAAACTGGTACATAGATACATATTTTTTCCCCTTATGTTCGGTGTATGTAACTACTTTTAAAAATTCTTCATATTCTTTCATATATTTTTCATCCATTAGAAATGATTTATTGTGATAGTTATAAATATTGTTTCCATTTGCGAAATCGAATTTGTCTTTGGTTGTGAATTCGTGATGAAGCGGGTTGGTTACCATCAATTGTTCTTCTTCTTTTGTTAAATTTGTAAATTTCATAGTGGACCCACCAATATGCGTAAAATCAGATATTTTATTATTATTTAAAAAAGCATCACTCTGTCTACTAATATTGCTGTCCATTGCTACAATTGGTAATAATTCAAATCCTAAACAAATACTAAAAATGGGGAAATGATTTCCGTTCATATTTTGCTCAATAATTTTCGCGGTAATATATCTCATACTTGCTAAATATTTATAGTGATTTTTTTCGATTACATTTCTTTCAATCGCGCCGCCAATAAATAAAACACCATCGATTTGATTTAGAATCACGTTCATCATTTGAGGAGGTAAATCGTATTGTATTGGTACAACCCGAGCGCCTTGCATTTCAATCCATTTCACATATGATTGTGGAATGTATGATGTCGCGCCTAGACTGGCGGACGCGGTGGTTGGAATTGATAATATACCAACAATGGTTAGACCCATATTTTTTTTAATTGTACGATAAATATTACATTTAGCTTTTTCCTTATAAGTACTCCATTCTTTACTTTCGGAAACCATTGAATAATTATCACGAATAAATTTGTATTGTTGTCTCATTTTATTTGTCCATTTAGGACCATTAATATTAAAAATGCTACTTAGTCTTTCAAAGAACAGATTATTTTTTAGTTCGCCTTTTAGATAATAATCTGGTATTCTTGTAGACAAATCCTTCGATTGTAAATATTTATTGTATTGAGAACCGCTAATATTTTCACAATTTTCGGAATAATCTACTTTTTCGTGTTTCTTTTTTTTCATTGTTTTTTTATTATGTTTGGGTTTCATTTATATATATACATAATATTTATTGTTTTTTCAATAATTTTAAATTACTATATTATATATAATGTCAGGGATTGAAGGATCAGCAATACCTATTATAGAATCAGATCATAAAGATAAATTAACAGAGAAAAAAAAAGAGCAACTGAAAATTCAACCGAAAAAATTTTTAGAAAGTGTTGGATGGTCAATACTATTTGTACTCATTTATACATTAATTGGAACTACACTAATAACAGTGAAAAATATCACTGATAAAGATGATGATAGAACACGTTTTTGGCAAATAACCCCTGATTCTTTACTTGGGAGTGATACGATGTTGAACACATTGGGTAGTATTGGTTTATATGGGGAGACAAATACTGGATATTTCGGAAAGATGGCACAAGATATTAAAGTAGCTTCAAATAAATTTGATAGAGGAATCCTTGATTGGATAGGTTTTAAAGATAATCAATCTAACTCAACTAAACCAACTAACCCAACTAATCTAATTGATCATATTGTGAAGTCAGTTAAAAATCTTTTTTCAGGAGACAATATTGGATTTTTAATTTACTTATTTTCTCCAATAATATTCGTAGTTTTAATTATTTCAACAATAATTTCTGCGGTTATTATTCCAATGATTGAATTGGCGAAAGATGGGTATGAATCATTTATTTATGATACTGGTAGTGAATATGTTAATGCGGCGATTAAAGGCTTTATTGGATTTTTATCTGGTGGTATCGGCGGTATTATAGCAGGAGCAATTTTTGCGATACCTTTCAGTTTTGATATGATTGGTAAAATATTATTTTATACATTCGGCTCTATTCTTTCGAATGAACACATAGGAGTTTTCAAAAGTAGTAAAGATTTACATAAGATTATAGGAGATTTAGCTAATACTATATTAGCAATATTCTTATTATTAATATTAATTAGTGCTTATTATTATATCAATGTAACATTTGCGTCTGGCGGATTTACGATTTATCTAATTTGGCTTATATCGATTAATTTTTCAAGTCAAAAAAAATAGTAAAGATTAAATACTGCGTATGGCGGTTCAATTGTGTAAAAGTTGTTTATTAATTATTCAATCTAGATTGAATTTGACGAAGAGTAAGTGCGAATGAAGCTCCACTGTGCCCTTGGAATTCGAGCAATTTACTAATTTCATTTATTTCTTTACCTTCTGCCCATATAAATCCGGTAGAATTATTACTAAATTTTTGAATAAACTCCATTAAATGTTCATGTTTAATTAAAACATTGAAGGCTTCGGTTGTTTGTTCTTGAAAGAAATTATCGCACGAACTCATTATATATTTGATTTATAACTAGTTAAATTATAAATCAATTTTAATAAATAAATTTTTTGTAAACAAATTAACGTGAATATAACAACCCACAATTACCATTAGAAAATACAACAATATTGTATCGTTCTTCTTGAATATAAAGGTCAAAATTATAATCAAATAATCTCCACGAGGGTTGATTTACTCCAATAATATTTCCCTCATCATCACAAATTGTATAGAATTGTGCGTCAACATCGTATGTGGGTACATATGTCGATAATTCAAGTTCAACGTTTTTGAATTTACTCATATTAATAGCACCAGACGGTTGGTGTTCAAAAGGGTTTGTATTTAAACAAAAATTGTAGCAGTAAAGTCCTTCGTTAGAATCAACTTTTGATTTAGCATATTTTTCAATATAATTATAAATACCTGCTGGGAATACATTTTCACGGTAATTACCATTAAATAAAACACCAAAATCTTGAAGAATTTCTTTTTGATTTGAACTATTAAAACTAGATGTAATAAAAAAGTTATTAACAGTACCGTCTAAATTTGTATTAGGGCCTTTATCGTCCAGTGCAGATATATTCGCTAATACACTTCCTGTACTTGGTGCGACTTCAACTTCATTTGGTAAAAAATCATATGGCCAATTTGTATAATTACTCCATTCATTTCGCAAGTTAATATCACTTCTTTGTAAATGAAACATCCAACTAGAAACCATACCTAGTGTATCGAGAACAACTTTTTGGCTGCCTGTAACGTTTTCAAATTTATATTCATGTATTTCTTTAATTAAATATTGATGAGACCGTTTAGCAAAAAGTCTAGATTCATCATCTGATAAGAAACAATATGTGGACATTAAATGTATATCTGCAACCCAATCAACATTTTTATTGACATAATATTCGTCTTCAAGTGAGACATTAGGCGGTTTTTGTAAAAACCGATACATTTGAAATTCGTTTACATTAAAGTTGGGTTTAATATAAGGATATTGATTAACAACATCGTTAACATCTCTAATAGTAAATAATTCTTGAACGGGTCTAAATGTAATATTAATATGTAATTCATTATACTGCATGGCGACAAGTGGAAACGCTGTTTTGGTACTGTTTGTAAACCATGTATTAATTGGGATATATAGTTTTCTAGAAGCAATTGACGGAGATGCTCCAAATTCCGAGTCGTCGTAGAAAGCATTTGGATATGCGTTAACGCGTGCGCCTACATTACCTGGGTTATTAAGTTCCTGAATATTACCGCTCATTTTATTGAATAACTCCTTTTGATCTTTCGAAAAGTCTCTATCAACCATATTTTTAAGATACGTTCCTGAGTATTTTTGAAGTGTTTGACCGCCACACGTAATTGTAATTTCTTTAATCATTTCCGCTCCTAAATCTTTAATCCATTTAAATTCATATGGAGCCCACCTATTTTTAGATTGAACATTATCGTCATCACTCGTTTTAGGGGGGTATATTGGACTCCAAATATTAGGTAGATTTACAACAATATATGTATCCATAAGTAGGTCGGCGTATCTAGGAATTTTAAAATTAAAAACAGATTCTTCTGTTAGTTTTAAATTACGCGAACCTTCAAAGTCAAGTCTAAACTTTTGAAGTCCAAAGTTCGTGTATTTAGAATATGTAGTTTTAAAAAATGTTTTTGATGGGTTTCCATTTAAATATACATTTTGATTTCCCCATGCAACTAAATTTAATAATCCACCGGGCATTATATACTAATAATATATTAACTAATCATTTAAGTAAATATATTATTTTATTATAATATGTCTCAATTATTTAAATTACCATTAAACAAAAAGGATTTTTATGAATTTATAGAAACAATAACAACAATATCGAATGACGAGTATGTATTGAACAATGTATTATATAAAAAAGCGAATTACCACAATAAGATGGAACCCTATTTCAATAAAATACGTGAAAATTACTTTGAATCTAAGCGATATTATGTAGATAAAAAAATGACATATCGTTCATTTATAACCGTAATAAGGCAAATATGTAGATATTTATGTATACCATTTAAGTCAAAAATCGTTTATAGTAAGTCATCATATGAAATAAGTTATTTTATACCAAAAACGGGAGAGGATGAAGAAACTATTTAAAGGTTAAGATACTTTTGAAAGTATAAACTAAGTATAGTGTTGCCATTGTAAACAGAATCTGCGTCAAGTTTTAAAAGCCATTGATAATTTGTTCTTTTCATAATATCGTCGTGTGGTACATATATACCATATAAGTCATTACAAAAACATATATTTGAGAAGTTTAACAACTCTTCCATTTGAACTGGTGTATTATCATCAAGTTTTATACCAATTTTAGTACCACAAACAACATTAACATGTCCTCTTAACATTTTTTCATAAAACCATTTATCTACATAACCTTTGAATTCGGATTCACTTGTGTAATCAGTTCGCATAATTTTACGAATAAGTTCAATTGCTCCTGCTATGGTAGAGCAATTTTTCTTACACCCCATAAAATATGTAGATGGTGAAAATTTGACTTGATTGGAAGAACTATTGGAGTTTATTTTTTCAAATAAGAATGGTTTGTTATTTTCAGTATAATTTGTGTAAAGTGATTTAATATTTTTAACACATAAAAATGAAATAGGCATATGTATTCCACCATAATTATACAAAACTTCTAAAATACCACAAGTACGTGCTTTTGAAATGAGTGGTTCTGCGATTTTATCCATTTCAATATTCCAGTTGGGAACTAATTTTTCAAACGAAGAATCATCAATGAGGCAAATATTGAAATCATTTCCGCATTTATCAATAATAGTTTTAATGGTTAAGAAAAGATATGGCGCGTTTAATTCGTTTGAATTTCTAGAACCAAAACTTTCCCAGTTTCGTGAATTTATTTTATATGGAACGTGTATCCAAATGATGGGTTTATGATTTTTGCCTAAAATAGAGTTATCTTCTTGATTTAATATGAATTCTTTGACAAGTTTCTCATTGTAATTTTCATCTGAATTAACGAGTTTATTTTTATAATTAGTGTATAAATATAGTGCTATTAATACAGCAGGAACAGTATATAAATATTTATCAGTCATATAATAAAGATTTATATTTTATATTTTATTTATTATTTAATAATTTAACCTTGCTCCAAAAAATATTATTATTTTTTTTAGATATTTCTTCTTGTTTCAAGAGTTGAAACGCTTGTTTTGTCGCGATTTCAGAATGAATATTATTTTGGTTATTAAAATAGTGTTCTCCTTCTTTTTGCGACAATATATTAAATTTCTGGTTTTTGCGATGAAGTTGAAATTCGAATTCATTTTTAAATTGTGGTTTTGATTTTAATATCTCTTCTTCGTCCACTGGAATAATGGTTTCACTGTGGGCATGTTTTATGTCGTCGTATTGAAACTTCCCAAACATTTCGCCGCTACTATAACTAATGGGGGTATCGCTAATAATATTGGAGCAATTTGTGTAAATATATGGTTCATCTATTTTTTCAATAAGTTGCATTTCCTTTTTTTTGGTTTTAATAATTTCTTCTTGTTCTTGTTTATTTTTATTTTCCATATTGATGATGTTATCATTTGAGCTCAACCAATTTCCATAACCAGTATTTTCAAAATCATTTTTAACATAAAGATTATTAAACATATCATTGAACCAGTTATGAAAATCGCCCTTATTTTTAAATGTCTCTGTTAATAATTTTTTATTTTCGGCTTCATTCAGTGTGTCTTTATAATCAATATTTTCATCAAATTTTTCCTTTTTATTTCGAAAGTCAAATATTTTATATAAATATTTATATGCTTTACTATAAAAGAGAAAATATTCCTTTGGAAGTCCTGATTTATCTGGGTGTGTTTTAAGAACAATTTTTTTAGCTTTTTTTAATTCCTTCTCGTCGAAATTAATATTTATTTTAAATAGTCCAATTAGTTCTTCTAAATTATAATTTTCAATATTCAAATCTAGATTTGAAGTCATATATGATTAAAATACTATAATAAAAAAAAAATAATGTTTAAACAATATATGAATGATCAAGTACAAAAATGTTATAGAGAATTATTAAAGAACGATTTAGTTGATACGTTTAAACAATACAATAAAGATTTTAAAGTAATAAAGGAGAAATTAAATAAAAAAATAAATTCAACAATAGACAAAATACAAATGTTAAAGAGAAATAAAGTAATTATCCTTTCGGGGTATCCTGGTTCGGGTAAATCGAGTATAACCAATATGTTTAAAAAATTGGAGGGTTATAAAATTTTAAGTATGGATGATAATATTAAAAATTACAAGGAGTTGAGTAAAAAAACAAAAACAGAAGTTCAAAGACGTAAAACAAAATTTATTGTATTGGATGGCACATTTTTAAAACAGAGCGATTTAGATGAATTTCAGTGGGTAGAAAAACAAAAGGGATATGATTTATTGTTCGTTAAATTAGATATACCAAAAGAGTTTTCTTATTACAATAATATAAAACGGTGTTTGGACAAAAGAAACGACCGTACATTAGTACCATTTAAAACATATGAAAATATGGAAAAAAACAGTAATATAGAATTACCTAGTAAAGGAGTATATTTAATAGGAATAAACGAATATGTGTAAACTACTACATCAACCAAGTAATAAAGAAGGTTTATAATAGATATAAACATATTTATGATGTATATATAATGTTATTTGATTCTGATTTATTAAAATTTACTAAATCAGATATTTTTACTGAGGATAAACAGAGTGAATTAATGGCATCATTTTTACATAAAGGTGGAAATATATTAGAACCTTCTGTTGGAACTGGCAATTTATTAAAATATATTAGTGTAGAAAATTATGATTCAATTGATGTTTTTGAAGTAAAACAAGAATTTTTAGATCAAATAAAAGGGAAAAAAATAAAAAAATTCAATAAAGATTTTTTAAAGACAAATATAACAACGAAATACAATAATATTATATTAAATCCTCCATATATTCGTACACAAGACCTATCTGAATCATATAGAAAATTTATAAAAACCGAATTTAGTATCTTAAAAAATGGATTAGTGGATATATATTATGCCTTCTTAATAAAATGTTTAGATTTGTTAGAAATAAATGGTATAATGGTAAGTATAACACCGAATACATTTTTATATAATAAGTCGGCAGTATTAATAAGGAAATATTTAATAGAAAATCGCTATATCCAAAAAATAATAGATTATGGAAGTGAAAAGGTATTTCCAAATGTTTCAGTATATTGTTGCATAACAGTATTTACGAAACAACCCAATGATTTTTTTTTGTATAATAATACAAAAAGAGAATATGTTGATATTGATGATACAACATTTAATTTATTTGCTTTAAATGTTGGTGATAATACCTTAAAAAATATTTGTAAAATAACGAATGGTGTTGCAACATTACGAGACAATGTCTATATAATGGAGAGTGATAAATTTGGCGAACCATGTATCGTGTCAATTACAACCGGAAAAGAAGATAGTTATATAATTTACCCATATAATGAATATGGTAAAATAATAGACGAAGAAGAGTTTAAGAAAGAAAACCCCAAAACGTATAATTATTTAATAACATACAAAAGTGAATTAAGTAAACGGGACAAAGGAAACAAAAAATATGCGTCGTGGTATGCGTATGGTAGGTCGCAATCGTTAATCGTCTCCAAAAAAAAGAATGTTATTTACATGCCATGCTTTATTAATCCCATCAAATTTGAATTATATGTAAAACCCCCAACACTTTTTAAAGGATGTTTATGTATTGAACCGAACGATGAAAAGGATATAGAATTAATATGCGGTCTAATAAGAAAACACATAAATATATTAGAGATGAATAGTTCAAAGCGCGGTAGTGGTTGGATAAATATAAGTAGTCGTAATTTATATAATTTACCATTGAGTTCGTGAATTAATAGAACATGTTAAAATTGATTAATAAATAAACATTATTACTAATAAAAAAAGATGTCTCCTTGTCCGCCTCGTCGGTGCTGTTATTGTAAATCTGGAAATCATTATATACATCAATGTGATGCCGACCCGCATTTAGAATATATATTCGAGTCAAATGTATTGCCTGATTTTAGGTCGATGAAAATACACGTATTAAAAAGATTATGTTCAATAATAAAACAAAAAACAAATGAACATAAAAACGAATTAGTTTCTAATTTAGAAGTATATTGGACCCAAAAACATGGTAAAGTGGAAGAAATGGAAGAGGTAGAAGAAAAAGAACCATGTGCGATATGTTTAGAAAAAATAACAGGAAATAACTCGTGTATAACACAATGTGGGCATCATTTTTGTTTAACGTGTTTATTGCAACAATATTCAAATAATAATTCATGTCCTTTGTGTAGGGAAAAAATAACAGAAAACGCAATAGAAATAGAAACAAACACAGATATTTTTGAAGAATACCCCGGACCAATGCTTTCTCGTACAGTAAGTTATAGCAATTGGGACGATGAAGAACCTCGTGATTATTTTGAAGTGGATAATGTAACTATAATAGATATAGACGATAGTAGTATAAGAGATATAGATGATGGTGGTATAATAGATATAGACGATAGTAGTATAAGAGATATAGATATTATACCGAATACAGAAATAGGGTATCAACAAATAATGAATGAACGAAGCGTATTTGAACCAACGATTCAATCGACATTAACTCCGTCGACATTAACTCCGTCGACATTAACTCAGTCGACATCAATATACCCAGTAAATTATAATGAAACACAATCAATACTT